GTGCAATTTGCTTTATTCATCAACCTCAAGATAGTGATCTTCCGTTAACACCTGATGAACAATATGCGAATGGTTCTTATGATTTGGGCGGATATGGCGAGAACATACTTGCACTGACTCAAAATTTATCAGTACCACTTGAGATTCCATGCTATCTTGGAACAAGGGGCGTTTTAAATAGCTCCTATAATAGTGATGAGCTTGCAGTAAATCTGTCTAAGGCGTTAGGTGTCGTAGAAATGTATTACATGGGCGCTCCGAACACACTTTCGATCAATGTTCGTAGAGCATTAGGCAATGACGTTGTTTTTAGCAATTTCATCGGCTTTCCAAAACGTGAAAAGACTCATATGGTTGAAAATAAATCAATTGATTTGGGCAAACGCAATCATTTTGCTCGACGTATGAGACCATCAATGTCAATATGGGATGATGTTAAGACAGCAGCGAAGGGAATGGCATCAGTTAATTACGAACGCATTAACTCCAGTCTTGAAGTTTTGACCCAGGCCGCCGGTAAGGTTGGTGATGTATCGATGGAGAGTCAAAATTTTATTAGGATGTTGACTAATGCTGGTGGTGATGGTAAAATTTTAGCTACTATCATACTTCAGGTTACTCAAGTCATTACAAACCCTACTAAGAGCTCAGCAATTATTGCAGTAGCTCAAGTTTTAGTCTCAGCAGGCATTTTATCAATGATTAATTTTGAAACTTTTAAGAGTTTATTATCTAAGATTTGGACAAAGATCAGTGGAAAGGACAAGCAAACAGTAAATGAAATAATAGCAGATTTCGACGAGGCCGCAGAATTAGCCAAGCGTGATGAAAATGATTTCAACCTTGGTGCTGGAACATCAGAGCGCATGGCTGCTCCTGGGGCTTACGATGGAATTAATTCCATTATAACTGATACTACTGAAATGAGCGCTTTACTCATTTCAGGGGTTTCGAGTTTTATTGGGATGCATTCTGAGATTGGCTTTCCACAAAAATTAATTTTATCATTCACCAAAGGCGCTACTATGCACGACCGTGTTCTCAGAGCAATTCAGCAAATTTTCCATTTTGTTGGAAAAGTAACAAAATTCATTGCAAAGAAATATGTTCCTGAAAGTGAACTGCTTAAATGGCTTGAGAATGATGACCTCGATCTATGGCTTAAACGTGTACCCATTTTTGTTGATGAAACAGTTTTTGGACACATTAAGAAGAACAAGGATGCCATTGCAGTCGTTTTCATGCTCATAGAAGAGGGTGAAAAATATGAAGAACAGATGTGTAAGTCTCATGTTAATAATAAGTTTAGCCGTTTGGTTTCTCTACGATTACGTGAGTTAAAAGCAGTTCGGAGAAAGCTTGCAAACGAAGTAAATGTGCCTATTGTGAAATACAACCCATTCGCTCTTTATTTGGCTGGTAAATCAAATATTGGCAAGTCAAAATTGATTCAAGCGCTCGCACCAGATCTTATGCCATTATGTCCTGGTTTCGACAAATATGATAAAGAACAAGGTCCCTTCATAGTCCCAATGAATAAGTATTGGGACCTCTATCATTCAAATGCTTGCATTGTCATGGATGACTTCGGCCGAATTCAAGATGTTGCGGATAAATCAGAATCAGATCATGCCAGATTCTGTGACCTTAAGGGTTCAGCTCAATGTGTTGTTCCAAAAGCGGATCTCGAGAGTAAGGGTATGGTTAGTACAGCTAAGCTCATTTTATGCGCTAGTAACTTTTTGTATCCTCGAGTTAATGGCATTCTTAGGAATGTAATTCACTCACGACGAGATTCCACATGGGCTGTTAAACAAACATCATTTCCACCAGGTTGTGAAAAACATGAAGATAAAGCATGTAATAATTGCTCATTTTGTGGTATTGCTCCAGGCTATCGTGAATATCTGCAAGCTTTTAAGCATTTGTCGTTTATGCAAGTTCCAAATATGGAGGATGATGACAGCTATCCTGATATTCCTGATACAATTAAATCAGCGCGGGAACAACTGGAAGTTGAGGAATCCTTCTTGATGAGTGATGAACCATACCCAAAGGAAGTTGAGGTTGAAAAACCCAGACACTCAAAACATGTGCCCAAGAAAGTTAATGTTGAGAAAGACGCCTTTGTTGGTGTTGATTATGAGACTTTCATAACAACAGTGAAGAATGAGATGAAAGCTTATCATGAAAAGGCCATGTTAGATTATACCGAGTCACTGTCAACTGCACTTGGTGTTCCAATCGATCAGATTTATGAGTACATTATCCCAAATCGACCATTTCAACGC